AAGGATGGTTCTACCTTCTGCTTTTCTTGTAATAAGTTAGGAGGAGCGCGTGTAAATCCACATGAAAAAGCAGCGCACGCTGAGGTAGTTAAACGTATTTTACTACCGCCGGATGCTAACAATGATTATGGTGCTGAGGCCGTAGCGTGGGTAGCACAATATGACGTTAGCGTAGCTGAGCTGATCCGACACAACGTTAAGTGGAGTGAAAAATATAAGCAATTAATTTTCTTTTGGTATCATCAGGAAATACCATCTAGGATTGGGTGTATTCAAGCACGTAACTTCTATAAAGGCGGGAAGAAATACTACAACCAAGGTAGACCATCGGATGTGTTGCCCATTTATCGGCACGTTAACAACTCAGGTAAGCGTATTGTAATTACCGAGGATGTAATCAGCGCAATTCGTGTATCACGTAACGAAGACGCTATGCCGCTACTGGGTTCCTATTTATCAAAGGATAAAATCTTAACGTTTAAGCAGTGTGCTTATAGCGAGGTTGTGTTCTGGTTAGATCATGATAAGTACGCGGAAGCTGTGCATTATGGTGATCTGATAAAAATGATAGGAATGCGTAGCAGAGTTATCAGAACGGACCTCGATCCTAAATGCTATAGTGATTTAGATATTATGAGGAATTTGGAATGAGTATGCATAAACAACCACACAAGGATACTATGAATCCCGGAGCCCAAATTAATCTAGAGAAACCGTTGGTTCGACATATTGAGGACTATATGACTCACCGAGAGCGTGAGCAAGCCCATCAGATCGAGCTACAAACGCATGAAATTGCTACGCTAAGGGGTAGGGTGCAGGAACTGGAGGAAGGCCTTACAAAGATTGCAGATTGGTGGGGAAGTTATGGCCCATATCCTGAACGTAACAATCCATATTGGGGGCCAATGACCATCGTACTTGCACGACAATTGACAAAAAAAAAGCTTGACAAGTTAGCGTAAAAATGTTACAATAGAAGTATAAGGTATTTTTGTTGTATTCCTTACCCCCGGTTATGTATATTATATGTTATGTTTAAAAATCTATTTAGATAATTTATGCAAACAATACTAGTGTGGTTATTAATTAGCACTTCTTCTAGTTATTCTAATACAGGTTCAGTTAGGGTACTAGCAAAATTCAAGGATTTGGACCAATGTGAGCATGTGCTAAAAAACATTCCACAATGGAGAACAACAAATCGTTGTGTGCAAGCAGAAATAATTAAGGAGTAGTGTTGACACCAGAAATTAGCATATTAAAACACATCTTAGGTTACGATAACTGGCTATTAAGTAATGACAAACTCAGTATCGAAGACTTCCCAAAGGAACTCCAACCTTTATATTCCGCTATTAGTAATCACCATAGCGCCAATAGCAATCCCAATGGTGTTCTCACTAGTAGTGATCTTTCTAACCTCGTGTTCTCTGTCCCAGTAAAGGACAAGGACTTTACCCTAGAATTAATCAAACAGGTCGATCAATGCGATTCAACCAAATCTACCGTTTTACAGCTAATCAACTCGCTGCACACGCGGCGTTTATTAAAGGAAATAAGCTTAACGAGTTACGAAATCGCCGAGGGACGAAAAGATGCAAATTCATTGACAGCCCTACTGTCATCTTACCGTGGCGATGGAGAGTCGAAGGATGGTGACAGTGAGAATGACTTTCTAGTTAACGACCTTGGCGCAGTAATAAACAAGGTTGTTAAGACACCAGGGTTACGTTGGAGGTTAAACACCCTCAATCAGATGTTAGGCAGTCTGCGTAAGGGTAATCTACTGGTTGTGTTTGCTAGGCCAGAGACTGGTAAGACTACGTTCCTGGCTAGTGAAGTAACACACATGGCTGAACAGCTAACTGAGGATGCTGGTCCTATCTTGTGGTTTAACAACGAACAGCAAGGCGAAGATGTCCTGCTGCGTATGTACCAAGCAAGCTTAGGACAAGACCTGCCATCTCTCCTGTCCAACGTTAGCGCAGCACAACAACGATATCTTGAGTTAACCAAAGACAAGCTTAAGCTAATCGACAGAAGCCAGCTTCATTGGAAATACATCGAGCAGTTGTGTAAGAAGTACAAGCCTAGTCTTGTTGTCATCGATCAGTTTCCTGCTATCCAAGGATTTGACGCTGATCGTAAGGACTTACAGCTTGGTGCTATTGCTAGGTGGACACGAGAGTTAGCGAAAGAGTATTGTCCTGTGATTGATGTGTGCCAAGCGGACGGTACTGGTGAGGGTGTCAAGTGGCTTAACATGGGCCACGTAGCAGACGCCAAGACGGCTATCCAAGCACACGCTGACGCTATTCTTGGCATTGGTAAGAGTAATGAAATGGGATTTGATAATATTCGCTACCTGCACTTGTCTAAGAACAAACTGCTAGGGGATGAAGACAGCAATCCTACGTTACGCCACGGCAAAAAGGAAGTGTTAATTGAAGCAACTATTGCAAGATATAAAGATATATGAAACAACGTTATCGTAGAAAACAATTCTGGTGGACTTGGCGTTGGGATGTTTACAATTTATTTTCCAATACCTATAAATATTATGATTGGGGAATTGGTAGAATTAAACACCAAACTAAACATTGAAACCCTTAACTCTAGACGTAGAAACTGACACGTACAATAAAGGTAATCCATTCGATCCACGTAACAAGCTATGCTGTGTAGCCTTAAAGGCTGAAGATCAAACAGTAGCTTTGCAGTGGGATGCACACGCCAGGGCTGTAACACAAGCCAATGTGTATTCAGCAGACATTATTGTAGGATTTAACTTTAAGTTTGACTACCATTGGCTACACAATAACGGAGTAAACCTAAGTGGAAAACGTATATGGGATGTTCAAGCGGCTCATTACATCCTTACGCACCAGACTAGTATTTTTCCTAGTCTCAATGAAGTTCTTGAGTTTTGGGGCTTTCCACTTAAGCTGGACGTGGTTAAAGTGGAGTATTGGGAAAAGGGGATCACTACCAGTCTCGTGCCCTGGGACACTCTCAGAGAGTATGCAGTGGGTGACGTGGATTCCACTTACAAAGTCTTCGTTTGCCAATGGGAACAAGCCACACCAGCACAACGAGCATTAATCCTACTAGATGGTGATGACATGCACGTACTCCGCGAAATGGAGTACAACGGCCTTAAGTACAACCACGAGTTGTGTATCAAACGTGAAAGGGAAATAAATAATCGAATCGAAGCAATCGAAAAAGAACTATCTGCTATCTATCCACAAGTTCCTGTTAATTTCAATTCTAATGATGACCTCTCTGCCTTTCTATATGGCGGAAGCATTGACGTTGTTATCAAGGTCCACGATGGGTTTTACAAGACGGGTCTTAAACAGGGTCAACCTCGGCTAAAGAACGAGATTGTAACCCACACTCTACCGGCTTTATACAAGCCAATTCCTGGTTCGGAACTCAAAAAAGCTGGCTACTACGCCACGAATGAACCAACGCTACGCAAACTTAAGGGCAACAAAAAAGTCGTTGACCTTCTGCTAGAGCTAGCCAAACTCAATAAACGTAATGGGACATACTACAAGGGTATTCCCAAGGTAAACGCGGAAATGCATTGGGAGCAAGGTATCTTACACGGTAACTTCAATCAAACACAAACCATCAGCGGTAGGCTGTCTAGTAGCCGACCCAATCAACAGAATTTCGATAGTGAAATCCTAGACATCTTTGTGAGTCGGTATGACGATTAAGACTGACCAACTAGAATACGTCGATGCAATCATCGACTTAATGAGCCGCATAGACGAGCGTAGCGCCCGCAAGATCGCATTAGATTTGTGGAAGTATACTACCCCACAGACTAGGCTCTTGTACGCTGCCTTAGCCCAGACTATGCACACTAAGCCGAGGGCTAAGCTATTAGAAGCACCCGATGCTAATCTCATGTGATGCTAGTCAGCTCGAATGGCGCGTAGCAGTTGAGCTAAGCCAAGATCAAACAGCACTCAGGGAGATATTAGAAAAACAAGATACTCACTCACTTAACCAAGTTGCCTTCCAGTTACCTTCCCGACTAATCGCTAAGATTTACTTATTCCGTACAATCTTTCGCGGATCGGGATACGCCTTTAGCGTAGACAACGACTTCATGCATGTCAGCAGTTCACCTAAGTTTTGGGATGCTGTCAACGAGAAGTTCTACGCTAAGTACCACGGCCTGGATAAAAAGCATTGGGAGTGGGCAGAGCTAGTTAAGTATGGTAAGCCAATCATTGGTCCGCTAGGTAGACAGTGGACTATTCCGATGGCAACGGATTCGCGTAACGGTGAGCTACGGCTACCCATGACTACACTGACCAACTACCCAGTACAAGGAACTGGTGCAGACGTCATGAAGATTGCGCGTATCCTGTTCTACAAGCGTGTTAAGAAGCTAGGCATCCCCTGCCTGTTCATCACAACGGTACACGATTCGATTGTGGTGGACGCAGAAGCCAAATACGTAGATCAGTTAGCACGATTGTTTCATCAAGTGTTTGCCGATATCATTCCGGCCATTAAGACCATGTTCGGGTACGAGTGGATTGTGCCGTTGGAATGTGAAATCAAGTGTGGAAACAATATGAAGGATATGGAGGTCTATAAATTAAACCGTTAATCGACAGATTTACAGAAAAATATAAAATTAATTCTGAGACTGGTTGTTGGGATTGGATAGCAGGAAAAGACACGCATGGTAAATACGGCAGATTAAGACTTCCATCTAAACACGGACGAACCTTAAATGCACATAGAATTTCCTACATGCTGTTTAAAGGGGAAGTTCCAGACCATCTATTTGTGTGCCATGCTTGTGATAACCCAGCTTGCGTAAATCCAGATCATTTGTGGCTGGGCACAGCCCAAGATAATATGACAGATAAATGTACTAAAGGTAGACATAAGTTTTGTCCTCCGGAAAAGAATTGGCTATTTGGTACTACACCAATTCGACGAGAGGATGGTACATTTGCGCCAAGAGCAAGTTAAAATCGGCAAAGATATGTTGCACATGGAGAAGTATGCTATTTAAATGGAAAGAGGACGGATTTGAGTTATATAAGCCCGTGGCTTCTAAACTTGTCGGGCTTATGCATAACGGAAGTCGCCCAGATCGTGTAGAATTAGACAGAGAAGAAATCTGTATGATCAATGCTAATCCCGATTATTGGGATAGAATTAAAGATGCATTAAAACACTTGACTTCTTAGTCAAAAAATGTTACAATAGTAGTATAAGGAATAAAATGTTTAGACAAGAAACTGTAGATGATGTTGTTGTTCAATTCACCAACATGGTAGAAAAGCTGGATGTGCTTGCTGCTAAGCACGCAGCTAAGGCTGATGAGTTGGCGGAACAGCTTAAGGGGCACAAGGAAGAACATGCCCGTGCTGTTAAGCTCTCAAAGAATATTGGTAATCTCTTAAACTAAAGAAGGAAATAGATGCGAATTCAGATTGTACAAGTAACGGTATCCACTACGCCAACGGCGAAGGGTTCGTACCAAACCGCAGAGGTTGTGTATAAGAATATTACTTATCAAGGTAAGGTTGAAAGCAAGAAGGTCATGTCCTTCGGTGCTGGTAAGGATAGTTTTGGTGTGTTGTCCGCTGCTACTAGTGGTGAGCAATACGACGTTAATGTAGTTAAGAATGATAAAGGGTACAACGATTGGGTGAGTGTTACGCGGTCTACTGGTGAAGAACAACAACAAACTCAAGGAACTGTGGCACCGGGTCGATCAACTGGATCGGCACAACCAGCAGCGCGCACAAGCACTTATGAAACCCCTGAAGAGCGCGCAAAGAAGCAAGTCTACATTATCAAGCAGTCTGCTCTTGGTTACGCTGTCGGTACTCTTACTCCTGGTGCTAAGTCTCCTCTGAAGCCGGATGAAGTTATGTCTGTAGCACAGACGTATGTAGACTGGGTGTTTGGTGCCGGTAACAAGTTCACTAATCCGACGATGGAAGACCTTCCTCCTGAAATCGAATGAATATTCCCAAGCAGTTCCAGTTAGCTGGTGTTAAATGGAAGGTACTACCTAATCCACACCTAGTTAACCTCGGGGAATGTCACAGCCAGAAGGGAGTAGTTTACCTCAAGAATGATCCCAATCATGTGGATCAAACTAGGGAACAAACCTTCTGTCATGAGTTAGTACACGCCATCCTATTTACTATGGGTGATAGTGGTCCTCACGATGAGAAGTTTGTAGACGGGTTCGCGTATCTACTCCATCAATATTTCAATACAGCCAAGTGAGTAAAACATGCCTACTTGATATGGATATGGTGGCATTCAGGTGTGCTGCTAGTGCTGAACATGATCCTTTGGATATAGCCCTAGAACGCATTGACAGCCTCGTAGACCGCATCATGTACGAAACAGGTAGCCAGAACCTAGAGGCGTGGTTAACGGGCTCCAACAACTATCGCAAAGAAATCAATCCTGCCTATAAGGCTCAGCGTAAGGACAAACCAATGCCACGCTGGTTACAGGATTGTAGAGAGCATTGTGTAGTTGGTTGGGGTGCCAGGGTCACAGACGGTAATGAGGCAGACGACGAGTTAGGTATCAGCCAGTGTACTAGCGAAAGCGGTGACACGGTTATCGTAACTAACGACAAAGACCTACTCCAAATTCCGGGTGAGCATTTTAATCCTGTACTCAACATCAAGCGTATCATCAGCCCAGTAGATGGTTTGCGCAACTTCTATTTCCAGATGATTATGGGAGACAGTAGCGACAACATCTTTGGGTTTGATGGCAAGGCACGCAGCAAGGTGCCAAAGTTCCTTGAACCTACCATCGCACAATTGATGGAAATGACAAAGGAATGGGATATGTATTCTTATGTTTGTCACCTATATTGGGATTCTAATATCTGGGATAATCCCGATGATACTATAGAAAAGAATCTACATTGCTTATATATACAACGTAAAAATGGAGATAGATGGCAAGAACCAGAAAGCGCGATCCTACCTACAAATCCGGCTTAGAGCGCAAAGCACACGCAGCGATGCCCAAAGGGGTTGAGTACGAAGTAGACAAGATTAAGTATCTCGTTGAACATACGTACAACCCCGACTTTAAGATTGGCCCTAATACGTACATCGAGACTAAGGGCCGATTCCTGTCTAGTGACAGGGCTAAGCATCTACATATTAAAAAACAACATCCTGAAGTTAAGGTCTACTTCCTGTTTGGTAACGCTGACAATACGCTAACCAAATCCAGCAAGACTAAGTACAGCGACTGGTGTGAACAGCACGGTTACGAGTACGCTGACTTCTACAAGGATGGCATCCCAGAAAGTTGGTTTAAACATTGCAAATCAAACACGCAACGGAAGGGCCGCAAGGCGAAATCCGATTCGAAGGAACTCTTGAAGGACCAGAACTTGATTACGTCATTCAAACAGGATTGAACTTCCTGATGTACAACAACCTGCTGCCTATTGCGCACAAGTCTGTCGACCTACCCCCTTTTAGTATGGAGGATACACACTGAAGCATTTAGTAATTCCCGATTGTCAAGTTAAAGATGGTGTTAACTTCGACTACTTGGAAAAGATCGGTCACTACATCATCGAGAAGCGGCCCGACACCATTGTGTGTTTAGGCGACTTTGCCGATATGCCCTCTCTGTCGTCCTATGACGTTGGGCGTAAGTCCTTTGAGGGTAGACGGTACGTTAAGGATGTAGAAGCTTCACACGAAGCTATGACTAGGCTCTTACTGCCGTTAGCGCAATTCAACGAACGTGCTAAACGCAACAAAGAGAAACAATACCATCCGCGCATGGTGATGACATTAGGTAATCATGAAAATCGCATTAATCGCGCTGTTGATAGTGACAGCAAACTGGATGGCGTGCTATCTGTTGACGATCTCGACTATTTATCATACGGGTGGGAGGTTAATCCTTTTCTCGAAGTGGTGGTTATTGATGGTGTTGCTTACAGCCATTACTTTGTTACTGGTGTAGCCGGTAGGCCTGCTAGCACAGCAGCAGCACAGTTCCGCAAAACCAATATGTCCTGTGTCAGTGGACACCAACAGGGACTCCAAATCCACACAGGTAGTCGTGCAGACGGTAAGCGACTTACTTCGGTGATCGCTGGGTCGTGCTACGAACACAACGAGGATTACCTCGGTCCACAGGGTAACAAGCACTTCCGTGGGTTCCTTGTGTTACACGATGTTCACGATGGTGAGTTCGATCTTATGAATGTCAGCCTTAAGTACCTGAATGAAAAATACTCCTAAAGATAAATATCAACCTAGTAGCTTAGACGCAGCATATGAGCGTAGAGCAATGGATCAAGGGCTAGTCACTAAGCCTGTATTTATCGAGAATAAGTTTGATGTTGAAGAAGAGAAAAATAAGTCTAGAGCTAGATGGGAACACTCTATAGAAATAAACAAAAAATATAATCTTTATGATGGAACGGAATGGGGGGAACCCCCTCCCAAGGCTAACAAGAATGTGCCGGTCTATCAACTCGTCATGTCGGATATTATGAGTCGTACACAGTTTGGTATTAAGAAGTATGGCACCCCATTACAGGCCAACAACGGCCGTGATGCACTCAAGGATGCATATGAAGAAGCATTAGATTTGTGTATGTATCTGCGCCAAGCGCTAGAGGAAAAGAATAATGACATTAAATGAATACGCTGAGACTATTCACCCATTTGCGTTCTATCCCAGTGTTGTTGATTATATGGCACGCGGATCGGGACAGAAATACAAAGACTGGGCTGGTTATGATGAAATCAGCTTAGCGTACTGTGCCCTCGGCCTCACTGGCGAAGCTGGTGAATACAGCGAAAAGATTAAGAAGCTACTACGCGATGGTAACTTAAACAAGGAACTTTCTGCTAAGGAACTGGGTGATGTGTTGTGGTATCTTACGCGATCTGCACACGAACTAGGCTACAGCCTTGAAGAGATTGCCAAGATGAACATCGCTAAGCTTGAAGATCGGCGTGCGCGTAGCGCGTTAAGTGGGGAGGGCGATGAACGTTAATAATGTATAACACAACAGAAGAACTAAAAGACCTAATTGCTGCCACACTAGATATTGACGAAGTATTAGACCTACTTGACCTTTCGTTACGCGAACTCCTAGATTACCTGGACGATATTATTTCTGATGAAGAAACGAGTGAAAAACTTGTACGAGCCTGTAGATAAGCAGCCATACAAAAAGAAGTACCTATTACGTAAAATTGAGGACAATGAGGCAGATGACACAATCAGAGAATACACCGAAGACAACAATGGAACAGTACCACTGCCCGAAGTGTCATGGATGGCTGAGGCGGCGCTATCCGCGACTAAACGTGAAGAATGATAACTCAAGGTTCTGTCCAGTGTGTGATAAAACCAGGGAACAGCACCCACTACAGAATGCAAGATTGACAAGGATTAAATGACAGATAAAAATAACTATGGAAGATTTAAAAACAGTTTTGGACTTAATACCTTCCGAAACAAGTACGCCCAAGGGCCCGACGACACCTGGGATAAGCTTGCCGAACGACTTGTGGATGATGTGTGTGGAACTAGAGGGGCTACCACAACGGCGCTTTTATCTAGAGAAGACCAGCGACAGCTTGCCGAGTACATTAAAGAGTTTAAGTTTATTCCAGGTGGGCGATATTTATATTATGCAGGGCGGCCCTATAAAGCTTACAATAACTGCTATCTCTTACGCGCAGAAGAAGACACCAGAGAAGAGTGGAGTAACGTAACGTGGCGTGCAATGTCGTGTTTAATGACTGGAGGCGGGATTGGAATTGACTATAGCCGACTCAGAGCTGCGGGTAAAGCTCTCGGAAGAACTGGAGGAACTGCGAGCGGACCTCTCCCTCTTATGTTTGCTATTAACGAAATCGGACGAAATGTTATGCAAGGGGGGTCCAGACGCTCTGCTATCTATGCAAGCCTCAATTGGCAACATGAAGATATTAATGCATTTCTTCACGCAAAGAATTGGTCAGATACAATCAAGCAGTTAAAGACTGAGGATTTTAACTTCCCTGCTCCGCTAGATATGACCAACATCAGCGTTAATTATGATGATGCTGCTCTAAATTGTTGTAAGGTTAGTGGTATGGGGACGCAAGGGCCTGTTACTATCGTGGACAGGGGACTTCAATGTAATCCCATTTTCCTTGAGAACTGTAAGCAGGCAATGATGACGGGTGAGCCTGGATTCAGCTTTAACTTTGGAGATAAACAGAATGAAACGCTTAGAAATGCTTGTACAGAGGTTACGTCAGAAGATGATAGCGACGTATGTAATCTTGGTAGTATCAATATGGGGAATATCCAGAGTCTGGAAGAATTCCGGTCTGTTGTGGGACTCGCAAGCAAATTCTTGGTATGCGGAACATTGCGCGCCGACCTCCCTTATAAGAAAGTCTATGACGTTCGAGAGAAAAATAGGCGATTGGGGTTGGGACTCATGGGTATTCATGAATGGCTCCTACAGCGTGGATTTATATATGGACCTAATGAAGAATTAGAAACCTATCTAAAAGCCTATAAGAAGAGCACCGATATTTCTCATAAGTATGCAAAAGAATGGAATATTACATTACCTGTTAAGACCAGAGCAATCGCTCCTACAGGTACTATAGGAATTGTTGGTGAAACTACAACTGGTATTGAGCCAATATTCTGTGTCTCTTATAAGAGAAGATATCTAAAGGGTGATAAATGGCACTATCAATATGTTATTGATCCAACAGCTAAGAGATTGATCGATTCTGGAATCAATGCCAATTCAATTGAAGATGCTTACGTACTTGCTGAAAATGTTGAGAGAAGACTTTCATTTCAAGCTTGGATTCAAGAGTACGTTGATCATGCAATTAGTTCTACAATCAATTTGCCTGCATGGGGTTCGGAATACAATAACGAATCTAGGGTATTGGAATTTGGAAACATGCTAATGAAGTATCTTCCTAAGTTGAGAGGAATAACTGTTTATCCAGATGGTTCCCGTGGAGGTCAGCCTTTAACGCCTGTTAAATATGATACTGCTATAAAGCACAAAGATAAAATCTTTGAGGAAGAACCAGAACTTGTTTATGAGCAGGTAGATGTATGTGATATTAGCGGTAAGGGCGGAAGCTGTGGCTCTTAATAGCTAATAAATTTTAACTATTAGACCTTTACGTTTGGCACAAATGCTAGCATGCTCTGTACAACAGATCGCTCAGAGGCGCTGTTTACAGGGCTTATCTTCTCACTGCTAGCAACCACTACACCATCCCTAATAAGCTGAATCATAACACCCTTCTCATCCCTCACCATATTGGTTCTAAAATCAGGACCTAGAAGCTCAAGCACAAGATTTCTAAGAACCTTTCTAAGCTTCTTATTCGGGTCCACGTACTCAGATCGAACTGTATCCCCACTGTTAAGGCAGAAATTGATAAGCTGTTCAGCTCTATGAATACACGAATCAAAAGCCTCTACAAGAGACTCAGGAGTTATACCTGCCTTAAGAGTATGTAGCTTGATAATCTG